CCTATCAGTCTCCGTGGCTAGGTCATAGTTTGAATCGACCTTGCTCTTCTCTATGATCCAGGGATCATATCTTTTTCGTCGGGACTTAACCTCAATGAGGTATCTCTTGTTTGAAAAATCAAAGGGACTAAACTGATCCACAGCTTTCTCTACCCCCGCCATTGCTTTGGGGAATAGGATTGTCAACCTCTTGATTATCTCTGTATCTTCCATTATAAAGGGATGGTGAAGTAGGCGGTTGAAAGGGTATGAACGAAAACCCACGAGCCTCTTAATAGCCCGACTACCTAAATCACACTTAATAAAATCTACCTATGAAGTGACGAAACTTGAATATACCCTTCACGTCTCGTTCGCCTTCTCGGTTCTTGGCAACATTATACATCATCTCAATGTATGATCCATACTTGTCAACCTTTTTTGACTCCTCAATGTCACCTTCTTTTGGCCACATAAGTAGGACTATGTCCGCATCATTCTCGATGTCGCCGGAATCCTTGAGGTCATAGAGCATAAGCCCACCAGGGCGCTTGGCTCCCTCTCTACCTACTTGGCAGAGTAGAACTATGGGCAGGTTCAGCTCAAGGGCTAACTGCTTTATCTTGTGGGACACGTCAGCGATTGCATCGTTCTTGGACATCTTGCCCCCGAATGGTATAAGCTGTAGGTAATCAACGATAAGCATCTTGATTCCCTTGTTCCGCACTAGGGTGCGGACTTGCGATGCCATATCCTGAACGCTCTTAACGCTGTGAATAGTGTTTATGTTGAGTCCCTGTAGTGTGTCCAGTGCGCTGTTAACCGCTACCATATCTGCCTTGGTCGCTACACGGTCTCTAACACGCTTCATCCACACCTTTGATAGGCAGGATACAAAGCGCTGTGTAATCTGTTTCTGGGGCATCTCAAGGGAAACTATAGCCGATGGGACATCGGACTTCATAGCCGCCCTGAGAGCAAAGTTAAGAGCAAGCTGTGACTTACCGCAGGAGGTTGGTGCCGCAAGCACCATCACTTCGCCTGGAGCTATGCCTCCGTTGCCCAGCTTCTCATCGAGGTGATCGATGTGAGTCTTGACTGCCTCGGAAACGTAGTCCCCTGACATCATCTTCTCGTAGTCATCTCGGAGTTGGTCAACTGTATTGCCCAAGTCCATAGCACGGTCGCTACCCTCGGACATCTCAACCATCTTGGACTCAACGCTGGATCGTATAACGTCTGGGTCAACCGTCTCGGACAAGGCGCTCTCGGCTGCGAGCTTACAGGTTCTGGCAAGTTCTCTCAGCTGGGACTTCTCCTTCACCAAGTTGGCAAAGTATTTAATCGAGGTGGGTGTCTCCACCTTTTCCATAACATAATAGATGGCAGATATTCCGCCGACCTCATCTACCTTGGACGCCTTCTTGAGTTCCTCTAGGAGTGATACTTCATTAATGTCCTCGCCCCTTCCGGCGATGGACACAATGGAATTAAAAATATATTTGTTGCGCTCTAAATAGAAGTCATCGGGATCTACTATCCCGGATATTGAGTCATAGGACTCAGTCCCCTCGCCCTTAAAACAGCAAGATATGAGACCTTCTTCAGCTTCAACATTGTTCGGGTGGATAATTTGATCGTTCATTTATTCGTTCTTTCATTGCTGCGAGGCACTGACCGAGGAACCTTAATTTCTGTCGGTAGATCTCTGGGTTTTTTTCTTTTGTTAGTGCATCGTAGGATCGTATTGCTACGTCTACGCCGTCGTTTAAATCTTCATAATTGTCTAGAGTCATAGTAATAAAATATAGCACGCTTGTCACACAAAAAGGGACGCAGGAAACCCTGCGCCCCTAAGTGTATAGACAATAACTACTTCGATCTTTCTATCATTCCAAGGGCTATCAGGCTGTAGCCAATCAAGTCCCTGTAGATGTCACGAATAGTATCTCCGTTACTCTCAACTGACAGTTGACCATCGTTGCAAAAGGACTTCATCCGCTGGAACTTATCCTGCATCCGCAGGGAAAGCCCAAGCAATGGATCAATTCCAAACTCCCTAGAACCATCAAAGTTCTCGAAGGGATTATCGCAACTCGTGCCACCAGTGTAGTCAGAGTTTTTCTTTCCAGTGAGGTCGAGTATTCCTTCAACTTCGGCACGGCGGAATTCCTCCCACCAAGACTTGTTGTAGAAAGACTGTTTAGCCTCAGGCGAATTCGCTTCCATCATTAGAATGGGAGGTCTTCGCTTGACTGAGCTACAGCTGGGGTAGCCTCGGCCTCACGTGGCTTGTCAATGGAGATGCTGAGGTATTTCTTACCAGCCTTGGAGACTTGTGACCAGGCGGAAAGATAAAAATCTTCGCCGTTCACGTTGAGCTTCCCTTTAAGATCAGGATGCTTGTCTGTTTTCTTTTCCGAGGGGAACAATGCTCCCCGATTTGTATCGTCGTATTTCTGTTCTGTCATACTATTATTTTTGTTATTATGGTGGGTTAGATTAGGTCGTCAAGAGCAGGGGCGCTGGCTTTTAACCGTGATGCGCTTGGCTTGGACTTGCCGTGATTGTTAGTGGCGTCAGCGTCCTTTGTATCGTCGATACAGAAGAGTCCGTTGAGTGCATACTTGCGAGCATAAGACGAAGCACTGCCGGAAATCTGAGCGACGTCCATCCCCTTCTTGTCCTCTGCCTCACGAGCATAAGCGTTTACACTTAGTTGTGCGCCCATCGAGTCAATGACTGCTGCGGATGCTTTAACATACACTCGACCGCCAACCTCTACCATTTCATCGGTAATGATCAGCGCTAACTTCTGCTTGTTGAGAAGTGGTTTGAGTGCTTCGAGGATGTCCTCGGCGGAACGGTATTTATATTTACCGAACGCATTAGTTTGTCCCTTCGGAGCCTTAAGCTCCGCCTGGACTGCTTGTAGTCTCTCGACTAGCGTAGTTGTATCTTCATTCATAGTTTGTTTTTGTTAGTGTGCGAAAAAGTTTCGCTCTGTCTTTCTGATTAGAACACAGATCAAGATCTTCTTGGGTCGCTCCTATGCGCTCCAACTCTGCCGACTGCTCAGAGGATGTCAAGTCCCGACTGAACCTTTTAGTCAATTGAGTAAGCCCTACAGGGTGAAGAACTTCTGTGTTACATTCGTCCAGGTATTTAGCCATAGCCTCAAGTGTGATGGGCAGAAATTCTTTCTGACCCTTGCACATTTTAAAATAAAAGTTCTCTACCTTTCCAAGTAAACTGTTAGCTTGCCGAGACAAAACGCCCCGGACCATACCAGTGTCGTGGTCGTGATCAAGAACCCAATCATCAGTTCTAATGTCCAAGATAGGACACCTCGATGGCTTGTGATTCTCTCTGTATGTTTTTATTTTATCTTGAGATAAGTATGTCATAATTAATTACCACGGATTCTATTTAACTCGTCGATGGCGCTTTTTAGTTGAGTGTTCTTTGCCATAAGCTCCAAGTTTCTCTCTTTATAATACTCGATCTGTTGTTCCAGCCTTACATTGTGCATATCTGAGATGGCCGCCTTTAGCTTCGATTGTCTATTGCGGATTTCTAGCTTCACAACTTCTTTAGATAGAACATCTATCTTAGATCTAGCGGAGTCTAGGTTTTCGATCAACTTGTTGCAGTAGTCATCTTGATCCCTCATATTATTTATTCTTCAATATGTTACGGCGAACGTGTATGGCAGCTACTGTCCGACCTGTCTTGGAAGATAACTCCTTGTCGCTTATTGCCTTACTGATAACTAAGTTATCCTCCGACAATGACCACGGTTGATTGTGATTACTAGGCGTTATAATTGAGTTGATTGGTTCTTCAAACAGCTCAGAGATTGCGCTGTGAAATCTTACTTCTTGAAGCCTCAAGAAGATGTAGTGATAGATGATTACTGATAGCGTAGAGCAAGCTCCTGCGAACAGTAGTGATTTGATTGTGTATATATCCATTAGTTTATTTTTGTTTTTAGTTGATGGCGTTAGCCATTTAGATTTCTTTAACTTCAATTATCCTGGCAGTAGAACCTCTCTTAAGTTGACAGGTTCCATTCTTGTCAGGCGCTTTCTTAGTTATAAGTTTAACGGCGTCCTTTTCATTGTGCGCCCACTTGATAGATTTGCTAGTGTAATCGTCTGGCATATCAAAGTTCTTATAGGTTATCTGGTATCTTTGCACTATCGTCTGGGCTGTATGCACATACGCTCAGTCCAGTATAACTTTGCGGCTTGCTTTGCGGCGTCGAGGTAATGCTTCTTAGCCTTGTCGCTCCACCACAAGTGGTAGTGTTCCGCAGTGTTAGTGCATATGCTGACGGACAAACAGTCCGGAATGTATTCCAGCCTTAGTAGGCACTGTAACATCCAGCTCTCAACAATTAATTGCTTGCAGTCCTTGGGGTAAAACACCCCTGAACCTTTGCAGTTCCTTGTCTTGTAGTCAGCTAAGAATATGGTGCCGTCCTTGCGCTTACCGACGAAGTCTATGCTACCCGCTATCTTGAGACGAGGATGACCTACTACATACTCAGTAGCCATAAGCTCGATCTCTTGCTCGTTAACCCACTTGGCGAAGGGCATAGCCCAGTCGTCCCAAGGTGTAGCTTCGTCACCGACGTTGCCCTGGAGGATGTCCTCGATGCGCTTGTGTATAGATGTGCCGAACTCAGAGCTAGGGATGTCTTCCCCCGTCCAAGGGTGCTTACGGAAACCGTAGGTCATATCCTTAATCTCTTGCCAAGGTCTGTCCTGTAGGTTCTCATCTCTTGCTAGCTCTACAATCTTAGACGGAATGTAAATAGAATCCAAGAATGAATCCTTAACTAGCCCCAGCACTGTAGTGACGGAAGGCCAAGCCCTCGTATGTTTACGTGCTTGGGATGGGGTTTCAACTTCCTCAATGAACTTGGGAAGTTTTTCAGCTGTGTAGAAGTGTGCCATAATTATTTCTTTTTGGGTTTACGTCCAGGTTTTACTGGCTCAGTTCTAACGATCCATCCCATAGTTTGAAAGAGCAGGGCTGCGTCCCTGCCTTCCACCATTGTCTTCTCGTTCTCCTTAACTTTCTCGAATAGATCCGAGAACCTGTCAACTGCATTCGATGCTATTGATTCCATTATAGTTCGTTCTCCTGTATAAGTTCGGAGATAGCTTCACGGAATACTCCCCTGCTTATAGCTTTGTCGCCGGACTTGAAGTCCACGCTCTTGATTAACTTTCCGTCCGCAAAGAAGTAGTAACAACGAAACTCTTCNCCCTTCCAAGACGGAGAGTCCTGCCAGCTAATGCTGAAGTGAATGAGGTAGTCGAGGATCTCAGTGTCGGACTCACTCTCTAGTNCTACNTGGTCAGGGATGATGTAAACATCTCCCTCCTGTAGCTCGTGGAAGTAAGCGTCCTTGAACACAAGCCTAGATGAAACCTGCACTTGAACTTGAACCATCTCTAAGTCAGCTAACTGCTGACCAGCTGGGAATGTATATGTTTTTATTTCTTTCATATTTTTGTATTTGTTTTTTTTGCTTGACACCCGGATTGGTGTTTATTAAAATTGATTTATAATCGCTTAAGGAGCAAGAACAAAGTAAGCGCCCAACAGCCTAAGCTGTGGGGCTTGGTTAGCCCCCGCATAAGTTAACGATGCGTCCTATAACGTAAAGGATAGCGAACAGACCTAAGCCTACCACTGTCCCGCCGACAAAACCTACAAGGAACTTAAGCATTGTTGAACCTTTGTATAAGTGTAACGAAAGCCTTGGTCGCAGTAGCAGGAACTACTCCGTTTCCCAAGAGCCTAAGTCTGTCCACCCTGCTGGCAGACCCATCAGNTGTTCGACCCAGTCTGGATTGAGCTTGCCCTGCGCTGTCCCGCAATGACCCGCTATGTCCTCCTCCAGATTGGACTTCCCCCGATTGGCTAGATGGTCTCGGTTCTCCTCCGTTATCTTCGGATGAACCTTGTTGGCTCGTGGTGTCGCCCACTGCTGTGACCCTTGGCGCTTCCCAGTCGTGCTGTCGCTCGCCTGGTCGAGCAGGCCACCCTCGGTGTGAGCTTGAACAGCTACGTCCAACGTGTCCATTGACACCTTGCCGTTGCGTATCCTGCCCCCCGTGTATCCGCCCTTGTGATCCCTCGTCGATGCGGTCGGCCAGTTCTTGGCTGCCTTGCGACTGTGATCCATATCTGGATAGTGAACTTGCTCCCTGAGGTTCATACACCCTGCGTTCTTCTCCGCTCTGGTCTGTGC